CATTGCCATTGCCAGGGCTTGCAGGCCGTCGATTCGGCCCGTGCGGCGTGATTTGTCGAGCTTGCGGCTGCCGGCTGGGTCTTTCACCGCTACGGCATTGGCGGCGCACATCGTCAGCACCGGGTGGTTGCCGTGGGCCACGCAGCCGTTCAGCAGCTCGGCTTCCAGTGCGTCGAGCGCCGGGGCCATATCCTTGAAGCCTTGACCGTGCGGTACTAGCGGCAGATCCAAGCCCAGGCGGTCGAGTTCTTTCTTGAAAATGTCGATACGCCAGCGGTCGAAGGCCACGGCCTGAATGTCCACGTCGGAAAGAATCTCAGCCATATCGGCGGCCACGGCTTCATAGTCCACCGTCGCGCCGGGTGTCGTACGCAGATAGCCCTCGGCGGCCCACTGGTCATACGGGGCGCGGTCTTTCTTGGCGCGGTCGAAGATGCCTTGCTCGGGCGTCCAGAAGTACGGGCGAACCTGCCAGACGCCAGCGGTTTTGCCGATCAGCACAAGCGCCGTCAGGTCGGTACGTGCCGACAGGTCCAGGCCGGCATACACAGGCCCGTCGAAGGGTTCCGGCTCGGCATCGCAGGCCATCCACACGTCAGGCGATATGAACGGGCTGTCCAGGCTCACGCGCTGATTCAGCAGCAGGTTCCGGGCGGTGTTGGACATAGACGGCATCCGCGCCGCTTGCTGCATCTGCTCGCGCAGGTCGTCTTCGGAGCGGAACAGACCCAAGGCCGGGTTGGCTGCTTTCCAGGCTTCAACGTCGAGCAGGTCGCAGCCCTTCGGCGCGGCGTACAGGTGGCAGACGATGCGCGGGTCTTTCGACTGCTTGGCGTCGTCGATCCACTGGCTCAGTAGATCGGCATCGTTTGCGGCTTGTGTACTGATAGCGATCAGCAGCGGTGCAGCGTGTGCGCCTTGGCTGGTCGTGATGGCGTCCACGAAGTCGGATTGCGGCCCTCTGATCTGGCCGATTTCGTCGAGAATTGCCAAAACTGGGCTAGCGCCATGAGCTGTCTTCCCGTCAGCCGCCAAGGCGCGAAACTCAGTATTCAGCGGCAGACCTAGCAGGCGCTTGCCGCTCGGCACGATGCGGACGATCTTCGATAAGGCCGGCGACTGTTGAACCATCTTTGCCGCCAGGTTGAACACCAGGGCGGCTTGGTCACGGCTCATAGCGCCCGACACTAGCTGGCTATTCTGCTTGGCTTCCGGCCCGACCAGGTGAGCCAGGATCAGGCCAGCGATAAGCCCGGATTTTCCGTTCTTCCTCGCTATCGAGCAGATGGCACGCCGGGTGCCGTTGGGGTTGTCGTATACGGCCCGGATGAACTGCTTTTGAAACTCGGCCAGCAGCAACGGCTTGCCCACGTCCGCACCTTCCGGCGTGACGCAGTAGCGTTCAACAAACTGAATGATCTTCTCGGCCCTGGTCATTGCATCGTCGCCAGGGTTGGGATCAGGTCGTCGTCGAGCTGAGCGCGGGCGTCTCGCTCCAGTTCGGCACCTTTCGGGATGTTCTGAGCCTTGCCCACGGTGGCGATGGTATCGACCTTGAGTTGCCGGCCGGTGGCCAGGGCGCGGCGGCTCATCTTGTCCAGCAGATCGCAGGCGGGGTTCGGCTTGCCGTCCACCAGCAGCCCGTCACGGTCGATGGCATCTTGCAGCGCCTCGATGTCGGCATAGGCGCGGGCCAGGCTCCCGGCCAGGATCAAGTCAGCATCGGTCCAGGTATCACGCGGGCGTGCGGTGACAATGGCATTCCAGAACGGCCTGGCAGCCTTCCCCACGCGCACAAACGCAGGCGGCGCTATAGGTCCAAGCGCAACGGCCTGAGCGGCTGCTACGGCTGCTCTAGCACTGTCTGAGCGGGGGCGGCGGGCGGTCATCTTCATGGCACTTAGCAATAAAAAAGCAGGGAGGGGGCGGTCTTCTCTGCGGCGGTTGCTGGTGATTTTTCCGCCTTGTTCCACGGATGCGCCGGGTCGAGTGGCACGCCGTTGACGTCGCAGCCCAGGAACACGGTTTTATTCATGCTCGCGGCTGTCTTGAGCGAGTGACATTGATGACAAAGGCTGGCCAAATTCTCGCGACTGTTGTCGTCGGTGTAGTCCTCGCGGCTGTCCTCGATGTGGTCAACGTCAGTAGCTGGTACTACCAGGCCGCGTGCGGCACACATACGGCACAGCGGCTCACTTGCCAGCACCTCGGCGCGGAGACGCTTCCAGGCGCTGCTGTTCAGGCTCAGCGTGCGTTTCTTCTTCATGCTGCTGCCCCTTTGGCTTGTGCATCCTGATCGGCAGCATCGGGTTGTGCATTCGGTCCTCCAGCGGCAGGCGCTGCATCTTGAGTTTGGGCATCGTCGATTCCTTCAATGGCTGGCAGGTTCTCAATGCGGCGAACTTCGGACTTGAGCATCCATCCATCTTCGATGCCGCGCTGATAGAAGTTGGCACGGGCGAGCGAATCACCACGCAGCAGACCTTCGACGTTGTGTTCAACGAAGAAGACGGGGTTCGTGATGCACGCCCGGTTCACTGCCTGCTCCCACATGACCAGATGACGGCGCAGGGTGTTGGTCACGAAGAAGCGGGCGAGCTCGACCACGTTTGAATAGTTGGCTGCTTCCATGTCGCCAATCATTACAGGTGGCACACGGAACAGACGGGCTGTCTCAACGATGGACAGGCGGCGGGCTTCGATCCACTCGGCATCCTCAAGCGTCATGCTCACGGTCTTGAACGTCGCGCCTTGTGGCAGTACGGCGGTCTTGCCGTGGTTGCTCACACCGGATTGACCAGCGGACCAGCTCTCGCGGATCTGCCCGGCCTGTTCTTTCGTGGTGCCGGGTGGCGTCTCGATGACGCCCGATAGCTTGGTGCCTTGCTCGAACATCTTGGCGCCGTGGGTACGCTCTGCCAGGGCAAGGCCGATGGTGTCGCGGGCTACCTGAATCGGTGAGCGTCCGAGGATGCCGTCGTCCGAGTGGTAGCGCAGGTGCAGGACTTCATCGGCCAGCAGGCGGCGCTGATTGCCTTTGCCGTCAACGTGCTCATACACCAGATTACCCAGGCTCGAACGCAGCACAGTGACGCTATCGGGGTGCATCGGCAGCAGGGCTTTCACCGAGCCGTTCGGGTTCCACACGATCTCGGCATAGGCGTTACCACGCAGCAGAACATGACGCTGCATCTGCTCGCGGAACTCCAGGGCGGTCTGGTAGTTGTTCGGCGCATCGTGCAGCAGGCGATAGAGCGGATGGGTTTTCGCCTTCTCGCGTCCGTTGTCGGTGTTGCGGTACACGTCGAGCGGCAGACTGCCCACCGTCTCAGAGATAGCGGCCACGCACGCATACACGGCGCTGATGCCCTCGGCGGTGGTTGTGTTCACGTCTACGCCAGCCACGCCACCAAAGCCCGTCAGGCGGTCGTAATAGGTGTCATACGCCGGGGTTGTCGGCTCGGGGCTGGATCGTTTGAACAGGCGTTGAATCAGGCTCATGCGATGGCCTCCAGATACAGACGGGCCAGGCGAACCGAGCGCGGCAATTTAGAACGAACTTGGACGCTGGTTGCGTCATAGGCCGGATTTGCGGTGATTGTTATCTCGAACAGATCAACATCGCGCAATTCGCGGACAGGCTTCACGCCTTCGGCCCAGGTGTCGCGCACGGGAAGAAACCCGAACGAACAGCCGGCCACGTCGCCACGCTTCACCAGCTCGGCCAGATCGCGGCCCAAGTTGGTGTCGGGAAGGTCCAGCTCGAATGCCAGCCCTTCGGAATCTTCTGTTAGTCGCAGAGTGCCGGCACCCAGGCGACCCAGGAGCGACTTGCCGTCATGCTCATAGATCGCCCGGATGTTTCCAGCAGAAGCGGCGGCAAGCGTCCGGGTGAAGGCACCGGGGCGGATGACTTCCACAAACTCGCCCAGGTCCGTCTCAGAGTTGAACCGAGCGGCGTAGCCGGTCAGCTTGCGTCCGTCAGGCTTCAGCCCATTGCTTGCGCGCCGTTCCATTGCTTAGACCTCGGTCGCTACAACGAAGCCTTGCGGGTGGCGCACGGCGGTATCAACGGTGGCCATCGCGCGAACCTGAATTCCGCCTCGGCTGTAAGCGGGTTCGGCGTATGGGTTCACCAGGATGTCCACCTCGGACCAGACGCCGAGCATGACTTGCGAGAAGTCGCCCAGGATCAGCTTGCCGGCCGGGACGTTCTTGCTCGCTGCCAGGGACAGGCCAGCCATTGCGCCGTTGTCGTATAGGAAGCCCGAACCGGAACCGGCGACCTTCTCAGCAGCAGCCAGAGCGGCGCGGATGGCGGCAGTGGTCAGCAAGTGACCGGTGCTGATATCCACGTCATCGAGCATTTCCAGCATCGCCAGAACGCCGGCCCAAGTGGTCGGAACGTCGCCGGCAGCTTGGATGCCAGGAGTGTTCAGGATGCCCAGCGGCTGCCCAGCCAGACCGGAACCGTTGATGATCGCGGCGTCAATCTGCTTGGCGATCAAGAAGCTCAGATCCTCGCGCACCAGTTGCTCGATGGACGGGGCGCTCTGCTGGATAAGCTGGCGGCTCATCTCGGTTTTGCCGCCGACGTGCTTCGGGGTCAGGGTGACTTGATCGAAGCTCATCTCGGCTTCCGGCACGGCCTGGCCTTCAGTAACCCAGCCGGTTTCGAGGCCGCTGCCGAACTTCGGAATGGCGACGTTGCCACGCAGGCCGGTCATTACGCGAACGCCCATCTGGCGAGCCAGCAGAGCCTCACGCAGCGGGCCAATGTAGTCCTGAGCGCGATGGTCGGTGCCGACCAGTTCAGGAGCGGTCGCGGTGGTGTTGGCGCGCTTCTCCAGGCTGGCGAACGGTACGAACGCGCCCTCGGCTTTGCGGCCACTGCGGCGTTCAGCTTCGCGGGCATATTCAGCCTCGGCGCCGTCCAGGGAGCGGCCTTCCATCTGAGCGCGAATGACCTTGGTGACGCTCACGGAGTCGGTCAGGCGGTCGAAGTCGGCAGAGGGTGCGCCAGATACCGGAGTGCCAGCAGCGCGGCGTTCTACTTCGCCCAGGTATTCGGCACGCTCAACCTGAGCGGACAGGGCGCGCTCTTCGGTCTTGAGGGTGTCGAACTGCTTGGTTTCGTCGGCAGACAGATCGCGGCCTTCAGCGGCTGCGGCATCTACCAGGGTTTTCATGGCGGCGACCTTGGCGGAGCGCTGCTCGCGTAGGGCGGAAATCTTC